TGCCCGGCGCCGAGTCGTTCCCCACGGCGAGCAGGATTTGAACGCCCGTCACGCCCGCCGCCGTGGCGATCGTGGCAATGTCCGCGCCCGCGTACATGTCGCGAAGCGCGATCGCCGTCGTCGTGACGGAAACGCGAATCTCGTAGGCGACGGGCCCGGCGACGCCCGAGCGGAGTTGTGCGAATGCGGTTCCGCCCGCTACCAACACGTCAAGAAGGGCGATCATGCCCTGAGTGTTCGTGCTCGTCGGGTTCGTCGTGAGCGTATAGCTTTGCGCGTCGCCCGCGCCGCCTTGGAGCCGAAGCCCCGTGCTCGTCATGGTGACAGTAGGGGCGCCGCCGACTACGAGCGTCCACACGCCGCCCGTATCCTCGGGCAGATCGAACGGGAGCCACGTACGTTCCCACGCCACGCGCTCGGCGGGGCTCGGGAAGGCGTTCAACTGAGGTAGGCATAGGGTCGTGTACCCGCCAAGGTAGGACACGCCCAACGAGCCGTCGTCGTGCGTTTCGGGGTTGGCGTTGAACTTGTGAACGAGAACCGCCCGCCCGCCTTGCGCCGTGCCCGCGAGATCGGTAGGGCGGGTGCTCACGTCGTCGCCCCGCCACCATGCCGCGCCGTATGCGGGCGACGAGCCCGAGCCTACCGCCGCCCACGTGGCGCCGCCGTCGGTAGAGCGTTGAACGTAGCTCTCGCGGAGCGCCCCGCCGTCGAAGTCAACGCCCGCCATGTAGAACACGCCGTCTTCGTCAACCCACGACGAAAGTTCGCCCGCGTTGAAGACGAGCGGCGGGCCCGCCGCCCAACTGCCCCATTTCATAGGGTTACCGGATTGACAAGCGCGCTCGGCGGTAGCCGTCGCGAGCACTTGGTAAGCGTTGGCGATCCGCCGCTGGTACGGCACGATCACGCCCGTAGCCGTGAGATCGCGCGTCAGATAGTGAACAACGAACTGATTATTTGCGGCGAAGACGGAAGGGTACGCCGCCCACGAAGTATCGCCGGCGCCGTCCCACGAATCGACGAGATCGAACGACGAGCCGAGATCGACGGACGCCCATTGATAGAGCACGTCGGCGCGAGCGGCGATCGATTGATCTTCAACCCAACCAACGAGCAGGATTTGCCCGTTCAAGTAGGCGACACGGAGCCTATGCGGCGTGCGGTTGACGCCCACGCTCGTAAGTGCCGCCGAGAGACAAGCCTTGTTCGCCAAGGCCCACGACGCCCCGTTGTCGTCGGAGTAGTGCATGCGAACTTGGTTCTCACTATTCGCCGTGTCTTCCTTGAAGAAGAACGCGAGCAGGCGCCCGCTCGGGAGCGCGAGCACGGTAGCATGCGCCGCCAAGGTGAACGCCGAGCCGTTGTCGTGAATGGTGACTTCGGCCCACGCCCCGGTGCCGGGGCTCCGCGAAAGGCACGTTACGTAGCGCGACGACTTCTCGCACACGACGATCACGGTTCCGTCGGTAAGCGTGATCGCGTGCGGGTGCTTCCATTTCCCCGCCGTCGTCGTGTAGTCGTAGAACTCGAAGTACGCGAGCGCGTGGGGCCCGTCCCAACCCCGCCACAACTCCGCGCCGCCGAGCGGGCCCGCCACGTCACGCCACGCGAACGAGCCGCCGTCGGGCTCGGGTTGCCCCGCCTTCAGAGCGCGAATGCGGAGCTTGCGATCGGCGCTTTGCGTGCCCGACGACTCCAAGACCATTTCGGTTTCGCCTTGCGCTTCGGGCACGCCTGGGAGCGGGCCCGCCTGCTCGAACGACGAGCCCGCGACGTAGATCGAATCGAAGCCGAGCCGAAGATCGGGAACGAGAAGCCCGCGAAGCGCGGGTTTGGAAACGTCGATCGGCGGCATTACGTGTAACTCCGCTCACGGTGCCCAACCCGCGTACCCTTGTTCAACTCGGTAGACAAGGGCCCGCCGAGTCGGATGTTATCCCGAATGAACTCGTTGAACTCCCGGTGTCGGTACTGGATAGGCGCGGGGCGCGCGCCCGTCGTGCTCTCGCCGTTGCGCCGCCCGGCGTTCCGATCTTCGATCGCCGTTCGCCCGCCCATGTCGGCGACGGCGCGGCGCGACAAGACCGCTTCACCTTCGAGCAGCGTAGCCCGCACTTCGTCGGGAGCTTGCGCGGAATACCGCCGAACTTCCGACGTACCGACGTGAAACGACGGCTCTTGACCGGCGATTTGTGCGATCGACACGGCGCCCGCCGCCGCCGCGATCCCGGCGCCGATCAAGCCGAACGGGCTCGGCGGCGGCGATTGCGAGATCGCGTTGATCACGGCGAGCGCCGTAGACGCGATAGCTTCGGCGATCTTCGCCGCCTTGGCGATTTCGAAGGCGCGTTTCGCGGCGTCGCGTTGCGCGTCGATCCGTTTCTTCAACTCCTTCTTCTGCCCTTCGGTCATGTTCTCTTCGTTCTCACGAAGATCGGCTTCCATGGCCCGAAGAAGGTCGGTTTGATACCCGACGCCGAGATCGAAGAGTTGCGACGCCACGCCGAAGGCTTGGTTCAACGTCGAAACGACGGCCTGCGCCTTGGCGTTCTCGGCGGCTTGCGTCGCCTTCACGCCGTCTTCGAGTTTCTTCTTCTCGTCGGCGGCGGCTTTCGCGCGGAGCGCTTGAACGCGCTCTTCGCTCGCCGCAATAATCTGCTCTTTCGACGTGGCGTAGGCTTGATCCGCTTCGAGCATGGCGGCGTCATTGCCCAACGCGGCGTCTTGCGCCTTGGCGTAGCTCTCGGCGAGCGCTTCGAGTTGGTGCGCTCGCGCGGCGCGCTCGCGATCGATTCCTTGAAGGTTGCTTTCCGCCGCCGCGCGCCCGGCGCCTTCGATCGACGCCAAGGCGTCGCGGTAGTCTTGCGCCACCTTCGCGGCGGCTTCCATTTCGGCACGAAGGCGGGCTTCGGCTTCCGCCTGCTCGCGAGCGCGGGCGGCGGCGGCGCGCTTGGCTTCCGACGCCGCTTCGGTCGCCTTGCGCTCGGCTTCGGTCGCCTGCTTCGCTTCTTCGTGAGCGATCACAATGTCGGCAACCTTGCCTTTGGCGCCTTCGACTTCCCCTTGTAGGGCTTCGTACGCCTTCGTCGCCGCTTCGAGTTGCGGGCGAAGGTCTTCGAGTTGTTCCCGGTACGTCACCATGCCGCCCGAGCGGGCGGCGGCGGCTTCGAACGACGCTACTTGTTGCTTCAAGTCGCCTACGTTCTTGTTCGCCAGCCGAAGCGACTCGGCGAACTTCTCGTCAATGTCGGCGGCGCCCTTCGTGTACGCCGCCGTCGCTTCGGTCATTTGCCCGGTAGCAACTTGCCATTCGAGCCCGAGCCCCGCGATCGACGCTTGCGCCGCCAATGCCACGTCGGCGGCTTCGCGGATCGCTTCGGCGTTCGCCCGAACGGCGGCTTCGTGCTCTTCCGTGGCGCTCGTTACGAGGTAGTACGCGCCCGCCGCCAAGCCGAGCACGGCGACGGTAGCGAGCACGACGGGGTTTAGAGCAGCGCCCGCAATGGCGGCGGCGCTCTCGCTCGCGGCGAAGACTTCTACCGCGTCGGCGGCGTCGTTGGCGAAGCCCGCCATGTTCCCGAGTTCGGGCGACACAAGCGAGAGCGCCCCGCGTAGCTTCGCGGAAGACTGCCCCGCGCGCCCGGCGCTCTCTTCGAGCGACTTCAAGCCGCCGCCTACCTTCTTCGAAGCCGACTCGCCCGCCGCCGCCGTCGCCGAAAGCGCGGTATCTACGCGCTTGATCTCGGCTACGGCTTTCGATGCGTCGGCGGTAATGTCGAGCTTGACGGCTTGCGACACGGGTAGAGACTCCTCCGGAGGATTCTAACTCGCTTTCGCGCCCCGCGTACGAATCTCCGCAAGGCGGCGATCGAACTCGGCGCGTTTCTGCTCGCGCGTCGGCGGCTTCTTCGGGCGTGTCAACACGTCCCAATCCGCCAAGACGAGAGCTTGTGTTTCACGATCGAGCGTCCATAGCCAACCGGGATCGCGTCGCCAATAATGGGCGACTCGGAGCGCGACGTGATCTAAGTTGCCCCGGTCGCCTTCTAGAAATCCCGCGCGCCTTCAACTTCCGCGCGAGCGGGCGGCAAGAGCGCAGCAATCGCGTTGAAGATCGGCACGCTCGCCGCGAGAAGTTCGTTCTCGTCGTACCCGGCTTCGAGCAGCCGATCGAGCGCTTCCGCGCCGAACTCGAACCAATCGTACCCGAAGGCGGCGGGATCGAGCCCGTGCGCCCGCCCGGGTGCGCGAAGCAGTTCGAGCGCGGGCACGGTAACCGCGAGGATCGCCGCCGCCCCGCGAAGGTTGGCGCGTACCCACGTGGTAGCGAGTTCGCGGCGCTCGGCGTGGCGCCGGGGCAGGTTGACGGCAAGACGCGCGCCGCCAAGAACGGCGACGAGCGGCGGCTTCGTGGTAGCCTCTTCCATGTGACTCCTTGCCCGGTGCTACGGGCCCGAACGGGTGTAGCCGCCGTAGATTTCGAGCTTGACCGTGATCTTGTTCCGGTCGCCTTCCTTGAAATCCCACGTCTCGAAGACCTTCAAGCACGTGAGCTTGTGATCGGCGGCTTCGCCGTAGTTGATCCCTTGAACGGCGAACTCGTAGGTTCCTACGGGGAACTCGAAGTTCGCGCCGCCCGTGCTCACGCCCGCCGCCCACGGGCCCGTCCATTCGATCACGTCGATCGGGTTGGCGTCAACGCCGGGCGCGGCGGGCGTGCCGCTGGCAAATTGTCGCATGTCAACCGTGAAGCTCGCCGTGAGAACGGGATCGTTGCCCTTGCGGAGCCCCACGATCTCGCCCCGGTCGTAGACGACGGTACGCGCCGCCTTCTCGTTGCCGAACGCGAAATCTCCGTCTTCGTACGAGTATTCGAACGAGAGCCCGGAAGCGTCGCGCTTCGTCACCTTGCCGTTGCGGAACGTCTTCGAGATTTCGGATTCGGCCATGGTGGCGGCTCCTACGTGAGAGTTGCCGTAACCGTTTCGCTCGCCTTGTTGGCGCGAACGCGACGGGCGGGCGCGGGTTCATTCATAGCGGCGAGTATAGCAGCCGTCAAGGCGTCGCGCAAGGCGGGAACGTCGGCGCTAAGTACGTCGTCGAACGCCAAGCGATACTCGGGCGTCGCGCCCTTCTTCCGCGCGACGTATTGAACGTAGGGCTTGTCGCCGTAGTAGCTCACGGCGTCGTCGTAGATCGTGAGTGTGATCGGATCGGTGTTGCTCGTCAAGGTGCGGCGCCAACCTGCCCGGGAGCGCCCGCGCTTGTCTTTCGGGGCGCTTTCGTACTTCCAACCTACCCAACGCGCCTTGATCTTCCGTACAATCTTGTCGCCACCTTCGCGGAGAATCTTCAACTCGCCCGCGTTCAACCGCCGCGCGAGCGCGGGCAGATCAAGCGTGCTCGTCATGGAAACGGCGAAGCGATCGGCCATTCGTCAGGCTAACGGGTTCAAGCGCTTGATCAACGCTTCGAACGGCGACGCCGCCCCGGAAAGCTCGCGCGAAGTCTCGCTTCGAGCACGCCGTGCGCTCGCGCCCTTCGACGCCTTCGCGGCTTCGCCCGCTGCTCGCGCGGCTTCCGTGGCGTCGATCTCGGCGAAGAGCGCGCGCAAGAGCCCCGGCTTCACGCTCGCCCACGCTTCCGGGAAGAGCGTTCGCCACAAGGGCGCGTCAGGATCGGCGCCCTTCAAGTGAACGTATTGTGCGTAGTACATCGGGTTCTCTACGACGATCCCGAAGCCTTGCGCGGGATCGCCCGACACGTAGAACGAGAAGGCGTCTTGCGACGTTCCTGTATCCACGGGCCACGCTTGAACGATGTACCGAACAAGGTCTTCCCCGAAGAGGTAGACGATCGATTCTTCGTCGGGCGTGAGCGCGCGCAAGCCGCCGTGCGCCGCCAAGTACGGCGGTATCTCGCTCGGAAAGAACTTGACTTCAAGCGCCATGGTAGGGCGATCCTACCCCGGCAAGGGCTCGATCTCTACGCGGTAGCGCGTGCGGAAGCGAAGCCGGGTGAGCAGGAACGAGCCGCCGCCGAGAACTTCGGGCTCGTCGGCGCCAAGGAACGCGGTGTGCGGCTCGCACGTCATGTACTCGTCTTCGACGTGCCCGAGTACGATCCGCTTCACGTCGTCGGCGTCGGCGTAGGCTTGCGCCACGGCGGCGGCGTTGCGCGCGGCGTTCAACTTGTGAGCGATCCGAACGGAGAACTCGCGGAGCACGAACAACGAGCCGTCGGTTCGGGTGCGCCCGCCCGCGTCACTCTCGGCGCCAAGGTAGACCGTGAAGGAGCGGTCTACAACCTGCTTCGACTCGTACTCGGGCCCGAGCACGCCCGAAGCCTCACGTAGCCCTGGGATGCGCTTTACGCGCCCCGCCAAGGCGTCGCGGAGTGCGGCCGCACCCGCGATCACTACGAGAGCCCCGAGCGCGTGGCGCGGGGCGTGGCGCTGAGAAACACGACGGGCGTACCGGCGGGCTTACGATCGCTCACGGTGCCGTCTTCCGACTCGTCGATCCGGTAGGTGAGCTTCGGGAACTTCGAAGCGTACTCGTCGGCGTAGAACTTCGCCATGTCGCGGAAACGGTCACTCTCGCCCGTGGCGTTCGTGATCGCGTCGCGGAAGACGTACGAGAGCGCCAAGGCGAGCACGCACGCGCGGCAACTCCAAGGCGAGAGAATCAAGTTCGGGCGGTTGCCCTTGTTGATCAACTCCCGTTCGAACTCTTCGAAGGCTTCGTCAATCTGCCCGGTGAAGTCGTCGCTCTCGGGCGCCAAGTTCTCGGCGACGATTTGCGGGTGCCGCCGCTTCAAGTCGTCTTGCGTGACGACGTTGTAGAGCTTGCGCCGTACGTTCATGGCGTCGCATTGTACCCGGTGCGTCACGCCGCCGACGACAAGCGCCCATTCTTCGAGCCAACGATCGGAGTAGTCGCGCGACGACGTAGAGGCGCCGCCTACCGCGTACGACGCCACGCCGTCGGTTCCCACGGAGACGGCGCCCGAGACTACAGTTTCGCCGCTCTCGTTGACGAGCGAATAGGTTCCGCTCGTCGGATGTACGACGCTCGCGCCTTGGTAGAGCGCGAGCGTTACCGTTTCGTCTTGCCCGCGTTCGAGCAGGCGCGGCAAGACGATTCGAGCGGAGACACGCGCCGCCATGGGGAACTCCTACGCCGTGCGACCGATGATCTCGATCTCGTAGCTCACGGTGCCCGTCGCGGCGGCAACGCGGAGAATGTCACCCGTGGCGGCAACCGTCGTCATGGGATCGATCGGCGAGTACCACGCGAAGGCGCCGCCCGGTTGCACGGCGATCGTGTGGGCGCCCGCGCCGAAGAGGTTCGTGAAGGCGGGGTTCGCGCCGTTGCCGACGGTCAAGAACTGCCCGCTCGTCGTGCTCTTGTTGCGGATCACGATCCCCGTGATCTTCACGAAGTTGATCCCGGCGTTCAACGCGGAGTTGAGCACGCCGCGAAGATCGAGATCGTCAGGCGCCCCGCTCACGACGGAACGGGTATCGCTCCACACGAGATCGGCTTGATCGGTGCTCGTGCCGCTTTCGATGCTCTTCGAGTAGTCGATCGTATGCCGCGCCGCGACGGGCCCGAGATCGCCCGTGATTCGCTCGTAGAGATCGACGAAGAAGCGGATCGTACCGGACACGGAAACGGTAGCCATGGTGGAACCTCGGAGTTGCGGGAGTGTAGCACGCGCCCGAAGGCGCGACTACTTCAAGGCGAAGACGAAGAACTTGATACCGCTCGTGACGGTAACCTTGATCTCGGTTGCCGAATGCACGCCGTAGGCGACATCGAAACCGAGCGTCGGGTTCGGGGCTTCCGACAGCGAAACCCACACGATCGAAGGCGTCGTTCCGAGCGCGTGCGCGAAGATTTGTTCCGCGCCGGTTCCGGTCTGCTCTACCCCGGCGTAGTACGACGCCGACGCGAGCTTGGTAGCCGTCGAAGCGTTCCCGACGAGCGCCGCCGTCACTTGTACGAACGTCGGCGAGTCGCCGGTATCCAACGAGAGCGCCGCACGCGCCGCCGCCACGCTCGCCGCGCCGACGAGCGAGCGCCCCAAAGCGTTGAAGGTGGCGAGCGCCGCCGTTCCCGCCCCGGTGAAGTAGGGCACGCGATCGGCGGCGCTCACGAGCGCGGCAATCGCCGTCAACTCGCCGTCGCCGCCCGCGCTCGCGACCCACGCGCCGCCCACGCGGTTGTAGAGCGCGCCGTTCGACGTGCGGAGGTAGATCGAGCCGTCGGGTTGCGCTTCGCTCGGCGCACCCGAACCCGCCGTGATCGTGGGCCACGTCGCGAAGGTAGACGAGTCTTCGTCGGTCGCAATCGCCACGACGCGGAAGGCGTGTGCGGCGACGTAGAGCACGGCTTGCCCGAGTGCTGAGAGAAGACGAGAAGCCATGATCGGAACTCCTACCGGGTACGTTGTGCGTTGGTGAGCCGCGCGACTTCGGCGGCTTGGCGGCGCGCGGCTTCTTCCGAAACCGGGCGCCCCGACTCCTTGCCGTGTTCGACGATCCGCCGGGTGAGCCCTTCGACGCCCCGGCGATCCGCTTCGTCGCGTTGGCGGGTTGTCTCGCTCACGCGACTTCCGCGAGCATGCGATCACACGCGGCGATCTGCTTCTCGTACACGGCGATCTCTCGGGCCACGCTCGGCGACGACTTGCGCGGCTCGGAAAGCCGGATCATGTTCTCGGCTTGATCGCGGAGCCAACCGATCGTCACGTCGGAAGGTGGATCGATCGTGCCGTCGGCGAGCGCTTGATCGACGAACGCTGCGAAGGCGTCGAAGTCAACGACGATCGAAGCGTGCCGCCCCGAAACCTTGATCCGCTCCCAACGGTTCAAGAAGCCGACGCCGCCGATCATGTCGAACTCGCGAAGGTATCCGCCGGGCACGTCACGATCGTAGATCACGGTGCGCCCCGCCTTCGAAGCGTCGGCGAGCGCGAGATCGGGGCGCCCGCGAGCGTCAACCCGACCGATGCCCGGTACGAGCCGAATCTTCCCGAAGTCGGGCATGATCCGATCGGCTTGCGGGTAGTAGTTCCAACGCGCGGGATCGAGCGTGAGAATGAAGTTCGGGTTCTCGCTCGCCTTGATCCGGATCGCGTCGTCGGTTTGCGTGCTCGGCGCCACGCGCCGCCCTTCGACGAAGGCGCCCGCCGTCTTGCGCCCGACGGGGCTCGGCGCCACCTTCGCGGGCGGCACGGCGCCCGCCTTCGACACGCGCCCCGCGGGCTCGTCTTCGTCGCGCTCGCTCGCCGCAATGGGCGGCGCGGGCGGGGCTTCGCTCGGCTCGGGCGCGGGGCTCTCGTCGGGCGGTTTCGTGGGGGCGTTGCGCGGGCGTGCCATGTAGGTTGATCCTTGCGTGGTAGGCGCCCGCTATTGTACCGGCGGAAACGACGAAACGAGTAGCGGGCAGGGTAGGAGTAGGGAGCGAGCGCCCGACGCGCGGAAGGGCCCTTGCGGGCCCGCCCCGCTACGTCGCGGAAGACAAGAAGGTGACGCCGAGCAGTTCGTTCGGGCTCACGGCGTTCTTCGCAACGCCCGCGTAGAAGTTCCCGACGATCTTCGTGAGCGCGGCGGAAGCGTCGCGCTCGAACTCGATCAAGAGCTTGGTTCCCGCCGGGATCATGAAGGTGGGGCTCTTGATCGGCTTCGGGGTTCCCTCGGAGTAGAGCACGGCGCCCCGGTGCCACATGCCGCCCTTGCGATCCCCGCCGCTCGTGACGCACTTGCTCGACTTGAACACGTCCACGCCGAGAAGCCGCCCTTGGAGCCCTTGCCCCTTCGCTTGCACCATGTCGGCGGTTGCCGGCATGTACTGCGCCACGCCGACGACGCCGAAGAGATCGCCTTGAAGGTCGGTCACTTGGATCGGGGCGAGCAGCGCGACGAGTTCGGCGGAAGGCGCCGGGGCGCGTTCGATGTAGAAGATTCCTTGTTGGAACTTCGTGAAGGTGAAGTCGGTGCCCGACGTGCCGACGATCTGAGTGAAGTCGTCGATCACGTTGCACACCATGGACGTGAAGCGCATTTCGGCGCTCAACACCATGGACGCCGCGAGCCGTTCGACGTTCACGGAGCCGTCGGGCAACACGAGATCGGCGAGATCGCTTTCCGAGTATTGCAGCGCTTGCCGGGCGACGGCGACGGTTTGCGAGCCGTCGGTAAGCGCCGTGTTGCTCACGGAGCTTCCTTCGGAAACCGCCGCCATTTCGTCGTAGCCGTCAAGGCCCGCGAAGCCCTGCTTCCGGGTGCTCGAACCCGTGCCGCGCACGTCGCCCACGTCGATCAGGTAGGCGCCGTTACGGAACGACGCGCGATCGGCGAGAAGAAGCCCGACTTCTTGTGCGAGGATTTCGGAAACGGTCAGATCGCCGAGCCCGGATACGAGAACTTCGTTTGCCATGGTAGAGACTCCCGAGAAGGTGACTTCGCGCGGGCCCTACTACCGTATCGCCGTAGACGCGCGGGCTTCGTAGAGAGCAGTTTAGCGCGGCGCGCTCGTCGCGAGCAAGCGGCGGGGCGCGCTAAACCTGCTTCTAAGGCACTTCGTAGAACAAAGATCGAGATAGTGCGCTAAACCTCTTGCGGGTGTAACGCGCATGAAGTAAGGTAGTTGCACCTTCAAGGAGCTTCCGTCATGGCGCACGAGTTCGAAACCGACCGTTACTCGATCGTCGTGAGCGTGCGTCGCGTGCAACATTGCGCCCACGGGTGCGCCCACATGACGCCGACGGGTTGCGCCGTCGTAGACGCCAAGTGCGCGGCGTGGCGCCGCAACTACAAGCTACCCGGCGAAATGCCCGACGCCGACGCGCCCGGGTGCCCGACGTTCAAGGCGAAGGCGTGAGCCCCGTCAAGCCGAAGCCGCCCACGATCGCGGGCGGCGGGCCCCTGCCGCTCTTCCCCGCCATGGTGGGGAAGACGTGGTATCAAGGCGGCGGCTCGATCATCGTCTTCGTGCCCGGTGACGAGCGCGAGCGGTTCGAAGCGCTCGCCGCGCTCGCCGGGTACGTCGTCGAAGACGCGACGTGGTATACCGTGAGCACGATCCCGCGCGCTACCGTGAAGCTCACGCTCGCGAAGGCTTCGCCGGGCGGGGCTTGAACACTTCGGCGAGTTCGAGATCGACGCCGAGCGCGGCGGTAACGTGCCCGTTGGCAAGCGTGATCGTGAACATGCCGGTAACGTCGTCGAAGCCTTCGACGCGCCCGCGCTGCCCGCCGTGGCGCACCCGGGCGCCGCGCTCGAAGTCGCGCTTCACTCGATCCGCCCTTCGCGCCGCGCCGACATGATCGCTTCACGATTCGCCTTGTACTCGTCGGTTGACATCGAACCGATCTCTTCCCGGGTGAACGCGGGGCGCCCGTTGCCGCCGCTCGCGCCGCGCGTGCCCGCGTTCGGGTTGAAGGCGGGCTTCTTCTCGGGCTCGCGCTTGACGCCCGCTCCCGCGCCGTTCCCGGCGCCGCCCTGCCCCTTGTCGTCGGCGCCCTTGGCGGGCTCCTTGCCCTTGTTCGCGGCGTACTCGGAGCGCGGCGCGGGCTCGTCGCCGCCCTTGTTCGACGGCTCGGCGGCGTCGGGGATCATGGCTTGAAACCAACGCTTCTCGCGCTGCCCTTCGAGCCAATCGCCGAAGTCGGGCGCCTTGTCGCCCTGCCCGTTCGTCGTCATGTTGTAGCGCTCGCGAATGAAGGCGCGATCGTCGGCATCGGTCACGCCGAGATCGCGAAGCTGCAAATCCTTCTCGGCGTTGTTCGCGCGCCCGATCGCGTCGTCGCGCTCCTTCGCCACCTTCGCCACGTCGGGCGCCTTCCTCTCGAACTCGGCGATCTTGGCGTCGCGCTCCGCGATCTCGCTCTTCGCCTTGGCGAGCGCTTGGCGTACCTTCTTGTGCTCGGCGTAGGGAACGGGCTTGTTCGACTCGCCTTCGCCGTCGTCGCCCTTCCCGCCGCCCGCCCCGGCGCCGTCGTCGGCGAAGAGCCCGAAGCGCCGTTCATGGCGGGTGAAGAACGAGTTCGTTTCGTGGAACGCATCGAATGCGCTAAGCGCGAGAAGGTGGAACATGCGTGGGTATCCTACGTAGTCGGGTTGTTGGGATCGTCGTCGGGCACGTTGCCCGAGCCGTCGTCGGGTGTATCCGGGTTGTTGGGGTCTTGCGAGCCCGTGCCGTCGCCGGGGTTGGCGCCGTCGCCCGCGCCCTTGCTCGGGATCGGCGACGCCTTCTTGAAGGGCGCCAAGGCTACGTCAAGCTCGGCTTCTTCCCGGGCGACTTGAACGAGCCGTTCCTTCGCCTGCTCGCGCGTCAAGCCGGGTTCGAGCGCAAGCACAACGTCAACGCGGCTCGCCACGCCCGCCGCGCGCTTGGCTTCGACTTGATCGATCAACGCCTTCACTTCTTCGAGCGAGAGCGGTACGCCCTTGTAGACGATCGAGTACGCTTCGGGCTCTTCCGGGTACTGCTCGGCGTCGTCGCCGTAGGCGTTCAAGAGCCGCGCCGCCGTGGCGAGTAGCAGTTGATCGCCCATTCGAAGGTTAGGTTGCACCTTCGCTTGCTTGCGGCGCAAGCCTTGGCGACTCACGGAGATCGAGTAGCCGCTTTGCGCGTCGCCGCTGGCGACGAGATCGGAAGGCGCGAGCCCCGCCCATATCGCCAAGTCGCGCTCGCATTGCGAAAGGAAGTTGCCCGCTTCCTTCACGTCGATCGCGGGCTCGAACTGAGAGAGCGTGCCGTTCTTCCCGTTCACGCCTTGGAACATGACGATCGACGTAGGCGAAACCGTGATCTCGGCGCGGCGCGTTTCGCCTTCGCCCTTGATCTCGGCGCCTTGTAGTTCCACGTCGATTCCGAACCGTTGGGGCCACGACGCTTCGTTGAAGCCATGGTGCGCGCCCGTCCATCCCACGGCGATCCGAAGCGTGCCTTCGATCAACTCACGCCCCTTCTCCCAATCCCACAAGCCGCCGTGCGTTTCGGCGTGGTAGAGAATGTAGGGCAGGATGCCCCGCCCCGACGAGTCGAGATAGGGCACGTCACCCGGCTTCATGTCGGGGAAGTAGACGCCCGTGCGATCGATCTTGCGATCCGCCGAGAGTACGCGGAACTCGGGCGCGTCGGGGTTCGTCCAATCCCATACTTCCCACGTCCATTCTTCCGTATTCTTGATCCCGGTCTTCTCGTCGGCGCGTTGTACGTCAAGCGGGATCGTGCGAATGCGAAGCTCTTCGAGCTTGTTCAAGACGTGCGGCGACTTCGACTCGCCCGAGCAGTACGCTACTTCGTCGGGCGTGACGAGCCGCGCCGTCACCTTGCCGTCTTCGATGTCGAGCCGAATCAAGCTCTCGCGGAGCGCGTTCACGTAGAGTTCGTGCCGTTGGAGCAAGCCGAGCACGTAGGGCCCGAGCATGCCCGACACGTCGCGAGCTTCCGCCATGATCGCGGGCGGCTCGTCGTAGCTCACGGAGATTTGCGCGTTGATCGAGAGCGCCGGGTTCCGCGACATGTCGAGTTCGCCCATTGCTTCCGCTCGGGCCTTCGAGAACACGCGCGAGAGCGCCCGGTAACCGTCTTCGCGCCAACCGCCGGTCGCGAGCCGCTTACGAAGCGCCGTGTGCTTCCAACGGGTAGCGTCTTCGCCTTTCGGCACCGGGCGAGAAGGGGCGGGCATGGCTTAGCGGAATATCACGGCTTCGTCGGCGCCGTCAAGACGGGTGTTTAGGAAGTCAACGGCTATGTACCTTAGCGCGTCGGCGGCGTGCTTCAAGTCGTCGTTTAGTCCAGTCCAATGCCGAAGCGTCTTCAAGAGCGCGGTACACGACGCATGCACGAAGATTCGATCTTCCGCGAAGCCGAAGTTGATCTTCTTGCACCCGGCGACGATCGAGCCCTTCGACTTGTCGGGCGACATGACGCGAAAGGGCGGGTTGTTGCGGAGCGGGCGATCGGGGTTGACGAGCGCGGCGAAGGCCCGTTCAAGAAGCGCGTTGATCGAGTACCCGTCGCCGAGCTTACCCGCCGAGTTCACGTCGCCCCGCATGTAGCGCACTTCCCACAAATCCCAACCGTACGCTTCGAGCAGCGCCCGCGCGCCCTTGGCGTCGTCTTCGGGCTTCGTGTTCCCCGGGCTCACGTACTCGCCGAGAACGTACAACTCGAAGCCGTCGGCTACCGCCACGACGCCGAGCAGGTAGATCACTTGCGCCCTGATCTTCTCGCCGTGATCGCCACCGAAGAACAAGAGATAGTCGAAGTCGGGCGGCGTGTCGAAGACGTGCTTCTTGTCGTTGAACGCGCCGAAGACACGCCCCGTCGTGACGCCATCCCACGCGCCGTTTACGCGCTGCTCGTACTCGGCGGGCAGGTACGCCGCGCAAATCCCATCGATCAATGCCTGAGAGTAGAAGGGGCAGTCTTGCACGGTCAAGCGGATCAAGTGATCCGTGATCTTCTTGTCGTCAACCTGCTTCTTCAACCATTCGACGGGGCGCCCGACGGGCGTGTACGTGAGCCACAAGAAGCCTTCGCGCGTCGTGAGCCGCGCCACAAGCTCGGAATAGTGCGACTCCTTCGGCGGCTCGTCGCACCACACGAAGTCGAGCGTATCGCCCGAGTGCGCGAGCGTGCCTTGCCAAGCCGTGTAAACCTCGCACGTCGAACCGTTGCGAAGGATCAACGTGTTCTTCTTGAAGCCACCTACGCGGATCATTTCCGGTAGTTGGCTCTCGTCGCATGCGGGTAGGCACACGGGGTTGATCTCTTCAAGCGGCACCATGTCGAAGAGTGCGCGTTGAACCACGCGACTTTGCTTGAACGAGTACGTTACGACGCGACCGTGTACGGGCGGCTTCCGAACGGGGTAGTTCGGGTGAACGCCGAGCATGCGGTAAGCGGCTTCGCGGGCGCCCGCCTTCGTCTTCCCGGCTTGGTTGCACCCGCGAAGCGAGCGCCAACGCGAGGTATCCGCGTGGAACGCTACTTGCTTCGGCGAGTTCTCGGGCGGGAAGTTCCGGTGGATGCGCCGAAGCGCGGCTTCGCGCCGAGCTTGCCGAAGGGCGTACTCGCGGAGCACGATGCCTTCACCGAACTTCCCGAGCAGTTCCGCGCTCACGCCGACACGCGAAGCCGGGCCCGGCGTTCGAGCGCCAAGCGCGCGGCTTCTTCGATCTGCTCGTCGGAAAGCGCGCTAATGTCGTCGATCTCGATCGTCGTGCCCGTGTCGTTGTTGTGAACGTCGATCTTCACGCCACGCGCGAAGCCGCCGCGATCGAGCAGTTCGACGGCGCACTTGATCCGCTCCTTCGTGCTCGCCATGTTGTCGTTTAGCGTAGCGCGAAGGAAGCGCACGGCTTCGAACGTGCCCGCGTCAAGCTCCCGGGCGGCGGCGTTGCGTCGCTGCTCGAAGGTGGCGCGGATCGCCGCTACTACTTCCGGGCGCTTGGCGGCGGCGGCTATGGAAGCGCGCGGAAGCGCAAGCTCTCGCGAGAGTTCGACGATCGTACGCCCGGCGATCAAGCCTTCCGCTACACGCTCGTAGCGAAGCACCATGTTCGCCGGGGCTTCTCGTTCGCCCGAATGTGTCTTATGTCGCGCCCATAGCCCCATGGGCCCGACGATAACCGCGAAAGCCCTTCACTTCAACGCGGAGATCAACCGGGCGGCGTCAAGCGCCGAGAGATTGTCGAAGGGTGCGAAGTAGTAGCCCGAGCCGAGCAGTTCGATCATGGGCCCTTCCGCCACGCGCTCGAAGGGAAGGCGCCGAAGCACGCTTTCGTACTGCTCGGCGTCGTAGGGCTCGTCAACGAACGCGGGCGCCCCGGGCTCGGCGAGCGTACGGCGGGCTTCCGCTTCGAGATCGGCGACGAGACGCGGGAACGTCGGGCGTAGGCTCGGGAAGAGCGCGGGCGCGGCGGGGCGGCTCACGCCGCCGCCTTCGCACGCCAACGGCGCGCGGGCTCGTACTCGTCGAACCCGGCTACGAGATCGACGGCGCACACGGCGCGGATCGCGAGCTTCGCCACCTTCGCGGGCGCCGCGAAGTGAATCCCCGGGCCCGAGTTGAAGACTTCGCCCGTGCGGAAGCACACGCTTACGTCAGTGTCGAGCGCCCCGCCGGGGTTGCCGAACGGGCGGCGCCGGGTGACGAGCAACGACCATACGCCGCCGTGCTCCGAGCGCACGTTGACGAACGCGGTAAGCCCTTCGGCTTCGGCGTGGATCGCCTTCACGGTGTAGTCTTTCGCGTTGATCGAGATTTCGCCGAGCGTGCGCCTAACGACGCGGGCGGCGCTTCCGAAGTTCTTAGTGCGGGGCATGTTGAAGACTCCTTGTTGCGGGTTGCTCAACTACCTTACTTCGAGACTTCACCGGGCGCAAGCACTTTCGCACTAAGTTTAGTATGATTGTCAATACGCGGCGTTGAACGGGCATTCTCTTAGCTTACCTTCGAGCCGAAGCGCCACCATGCCAAGCCCCGCCGCGTCGATCGCGTTGTGCGTGAGCGCCCCGGCGTCAACGACTCGATCGCCCCACGCCCGCGCGTTGATCCACGCTTGAATACGCGCGAGCATGACGGGTTTAGGTACTTGCCCCTTCCAATCTCGCGCGACGAGCCCCGCCACACGGGCGTAGGGGAAGGTGGCGACGACGCACCCGAGCACGCCTTGAAGTTCGAGCAGATCGTTCGCGTCTTTCGAGCCGCCCGCGCGCCCGGTATAAACCTTCATTGTCTCTACGATAAGTCGATCCGGGCGCGTCTTGGCGTCGTCGTTCAACCACGCGATCGAGTTCGCCACGTCTCGCCACACGCGCGGGCCCCGTAGCAGATTGCCCGCCCCGTCTCTACCGAATCCGCCGGGGCGCTTACGGCTCGGGCCCGGCGAGTACCACGCTTGAACAAGCTCGGCGTCTTCGAAGAGCGCCGCGCCGAGCCCGCTTAGCCCGGGATCGATTGCTAAAGTACGCATGCAACCTCGCTAACTCGCCAAGGCGCGCACGTCAAGGCCCGCTAATACGTTGGCGGATCCGCTAATGCGTTGGCGCCGCACTAAGTTATTATGTCAAGTAGTGTGATAACGTAGGTTATACCTACCTTGACGCCCAATTACGCTACGCCGAAACTAATTGCCGGCGTTATACCTCGTCAGGACACTACGGACGCTAAGAGCCATCGTTTCCCAAACCGCTATAGGGCCGATTTCCGTTTCTTAGTTCTTAGTTCTTAGTACGTAGTTTATAGCGTACTATGATCCGACGATCGCTGTATATGTAACTCTTTGATCGAGTGTCCGTAGCGTCCGTAGTGTCCTGACGAGCTACAACGCCGATTATTCTATGACGCTACGGACACTAAGGCGCGTACTAACGTACTTTCGGTCGCGAACGTGGCGAATCGCCAAAGTGCGCCAAGTGCTTGACTTCGCGCTTAGCGCGCGCTAAGGTGGCGTCATGGCTACTACTTCCGTTTCACTCTCGCCCGATGTTCTCGCCCTGCTCGGGCGCCGGGGCAAGACGCGCCCCGTTCTCGAAGCCGCGCTTCTCGTCGCCACGCTCGGCGACGTTCCCGAGCAGATCGCCACGGCGAAGCGCGGGCTCGTACAACGCGGGCTCGGGCGCTACCCCGTCAACGTGAGGCTATCGCCGGGCATGGTTGCCTTTCGCGCCGTTCTCGTGTGGGAATTCGCGAACTTCTCGGCGTGGGCGGAAGCGGCGGCGAGCCTACACGCCAAAGACGGCGCGCTCGTCGTAGCCGAGTTTAGCCACGAAGAGCGCCGACAACTCGAAGCCGCCGTTCTCGCTCGCTACGCCGGCAAGGCGCCTACTTGACGATTTCGCGCCCGAAGCCTTGACGCCCCGTAGGTGGCGACGTACAAGACCCGAGCACCCGGCGGGATGATCAACCCGCCCCGGCGAGAGTCGGCGCGGGGTTGCGGCGGTTGCGCGCTTCGGGCATGAACCCGGGCACGTAGCCGCCGCGCTTCGTGCCGCCGCTTCCGGTATCCGATCGGCGGTTACCCTGCTTCTTTCCGTCGCTATCACCCGCCGCAAAGCCGACGTGACGCCCGAGCAGGTAGAGATCGACTATCCGAAGCACATGCTCGAAGAATGGCGCGTCGGCGACAAAGACGGGTTGTTGTTCTCGCCCGTCACCTTCTCGGGCGAGCGCGTGCTTCAAGACGCCGTGCTCACGGTAACGGCGCTCGTACTGGACTACGACGACGGTACGCCGCCCGAGCAGGCGATCGAGCCGTGGCAAGACTACGACTTCGTGATCCATTCGAGCTTCGGGCACGCCTTGACGACGGGCAAGTACGACGGGCGCCCGCGCTTCCGTCTCGTCTTCCCGCTCGCCGAGCCCGCCACACCCGCCGCCTTCCGTGCCTTGTGGGCGTGGGCGGCACGCCGAGCCGTCGGGAAGATCGACGCCAATTGCAAAGACTTGTTTCGCCGCTACTACTGGCCCGTTCGCCCCGCCGACGCGAGCGACTACTTCTCGATCCACAACGCCGGGCGCCTGCTCGCCGTGAGCGACGCGGGGCCCGTTGTGGCGCCCGCCCGTGCCCCGGGAGCGCTCGCGACGAAGGCGGGCATACTCGGCGCCCTTGCCGCCCTGCCCGCGTCTACAGAGCCGCCCACGGCGCCACGGCGCGGGCTCTTCGCCGGGATCGAGACGGCAAGCGCCTTCCGCCAAGCCGAGAGCGTAGACGAGATCGAAGCCGGGTGCGCCTTCATGGCACACGCCCGCGACGACGCCGCCGAGCTACCCGAGCCCGAATGGTACGCCGCCCTAAGCGTGTGGGCCCGGTGCAAAGACGGCGACGCCTTGGCGCACGCCCGGAGCGAGCCCTACGCCGGCTACGACGAGAGCGAGACGGCGATCAAGCTCGCCCGCGCCAAGGAGCACGGGCCCGCGACGTGCGCCCGCGTCTCGGAGTTCTTCGCCGGGTGTAAGACGTGCCCGCACTTCAACCGGATCACGTCGCCCGTTCAACTCGGCGCACCCGATCCGATCGAGCAACCCGACGAGCACGCCGAGCGCCTACAAGACGATCTCGAAGCCGCCCGCGCTGCGCTCGCCGCCGCCAAGGCCCGCGTAGAACTCGCCCGCAACGAGTACCGCGAGCGTCAACGCGCCGAGCGCTTCACGGTAGACGTAGACGCCCGCGCCGCCGCCACGGCGCCCGCACGCCACGCGCTCGAAGCCGCGATCGAAGAGCGCGATCGTGCCGCCGCCTTGGCGAAGAGTCTCGAACGCAAGGCCCGCGAACTCGAAGCCGGCGCCGCCCCGCCCGAAGGCGTCGAAGGCGACGTGTGGCGGGCCTTGAAGTTGAACCCCGCCACGCAAGCCCCGGTGCCTTGCTACTCGAACGTCTTCAAGATCGTACGCCTTGATCCGCTGCTCGGGCCCCGCATGCGAACGAACATGTTCGGCGAGATCCCGGAATGGGGCGGCAAGGCGATCGACGATCACGATCTCTCGCTCGTATGCGAATACTTGGCGGATACCTACGGGCTCGAAGCGCGGTTAGGCGACGTGAAGAGCGCGGTAGACGCGGTAGCCGGGCGCGTCGTCTACAACCCCGCCGCCGAGTACCTTCGGGCCCTGCCCGCGTGGGACGGCGTACCCCGTTCCGAGCAGCTTCTTCGCGCCGTGTTGAAGGTTGAAGACACGCCCGAAGGCTTGTACGCCACCTATCTACGGAAGTTCCTGATCGCCGCCGTTCGCCGTGCGTTGTCGCCGGGTGTCAAGGCCGATAACATGCTCGTACTTCAAGGCCCGCAAGCGGCGGGGAAGACGACGTTCGTTCAAGTGCTCTTCGGCGAACGCTTCTACCATAATACCAAGTTCGACATTACGAATAAGGACGCTTACGGGCAGATTTCGCACGGTTGGGTATACGAATGGGGCGAGCTTTCGCAGTTGCGACGCGCCGAGATCGAAGACGTGAAGAACTTCCTAAGCTCGGGCAAGGATACTTACCGCTCGCCATACGCGCACTTCGCCCGCGTTCACTACCGACATACCGTGTTCTTCGGCACGACGAACAACCCGACGCCCCTAAACGATCCGAGCGGCGCCCGGCGTTTCTGGATTATCCCCGTCGGCGAGAAGATCGATCTCGCGCTGCTCGGCGCCCTACTCGATCAACTATGGGCCGAAGCCGTGGCGCGAGCCGACGCGGGCGAAATCCATTACCTCACGGACACCGAAGACGAGCGCCAACGCGCCGACGCACTACAGTTCGAAGAAGAGGATCCCCGGCGGAACTTGATCAAGCGTTGGCTTGGCAAGCGGAACGAGCCCTTCGAGACTTCCGACGTGTGCGTTATCCTCGGAGTGCCGCCCGATCGCGCGGCGGCGCGCATGGTTGGCGTTCACCTTCGGGCGCTCGGGTGCGAGTCTCGGGCCATAGAGAACGGCACGCTTCGACGTTGGGTAAAGTTCGCGCCTGACGAAGCGCCGCCCGCCAACGTGCTACCCGCGAACTTCGGCGGTACTACGAGCGGAAACAAAGTATTTAGCGTTTCTTCTTGACGCGAGTAACGCGGATAGGCTAAGGTGCTTTCACCTTCAAGGAGCTTCTGTCATGGACGAGTTCAAGTCGAACAAGGGGATCGGGCCCGGCGGGGCGAAGTGCCCGTGTTGCGTGCCCGCCGATAAGCGCCGGCTTCGCCAAATCGCGCGTAGCCGCTTGAAGCAAGAGGATCGCCGCATCGAAGCCGGGCGCGAATCTTGATCCCCCGAAACCGCCACCTTCAAGGAGTTTGACCGATGGATCGCTACCTCGTAAACAACGAAGACTCGTACGAGTGCGGGATCTTCGCCGCGCGCAACCGCGAGCAGGCGCTTACCGAAGCGCTCGCGCTCTTCGGCTACGAAGGCAACGAAGCCGACGCCGAGACGGTCAAGGGCTTTCGGGTAACGAAGCTCTCGCCCGAGCAGACGATCGAACTCGGGTACGAGTCGTGAACCGTACCAAGGGCGGCGCCGATCTCGTCGAAGTCTACTCCGATCATGACGGCGCGAAGGCATGCGCCGCCGAATGGCGCGCGTCGCAACGAGCCGCGAAGGTACGGATCTTCACGCGCACCGTACGCGCGGGCGGCGGCTTCGCCGTCGTGTACGCCGTAGCTACGTGGTACAAGTCGTGATCGAGAACGTAACCTTCCGCCCGGCGTACCTTGCCGCGCCGTTCGCCCCGTGGGGCTCGTTGTCGGCTCTCGACAACACGATCCGCGCTCGCACGCTTGCCCGCTATGCGATCACGAAGGAAGGGATCGCCCCGGTGTACGTTCACGAAGCCGTGTGGCTCGGCGCGTTCGGCGACGAGAGCAAGCCCGAAGAGCGAGAGCGCGGGCTTCGCGCGAGCTTGGCAATCGCGGAAGCGGTAGCCTTGGCGGGCGGCGAGTTGTGGCTTCTCGAACTGCCCGACGGCTCGTTCTCTTCCGGGTGCGAGCGCGAGCGCGCCACCTTCGAGCGGGCGGCGCGGGGCGTTGGGATCGGCTACACGATTCGCCAGTTCAAAGCGCTTTCGTGCTACCCCGGCGGCGTGATCTGCTCGGGCGTGGAACACTTCGCGCCGCCTTACGATCACGCACTCGGCGATCCCGAGCCGACGGCTTCGAGCGCGTGCCCGCCGGGCGCGGGCTTCGTCGTCAAGATCGTTTCGGTCAAGTTCGAGATTCACGACGCTTACGGCAACGTGGCGAAGCACGAAGGGCCCTTGGAGCACATGAAAGAGATCACGGTAGCCCGCGCGAAGGCGCTCGAATGACGCCCCGCCGCCCGTTGCCCTTCGAGCAAGTACGCGCGATCAACGACACGATCGAAGCGGGCAACGCCGAGATCGCCCGCGTCATGTCGAACGCCGGCTTCACGCTCGAAGAGCAGCTTACGGCGGCGCGTGAGGTTGCCGCCGTTGTCGGCGAAACTGCTACGGCGGTTCAAGCGATCGTCGCCGGGGCGTACGCCTAATGCGCGCCTTCGATCACGTCTCCGCTTCTCAGATCGAAACCTTCTCGTTGTGTGAGCGGAAATGGTTCTTCAAATCGATCATGGGCCTTCCGACGCCCGAGAACGCCGCCGCCGCGCTCGGTAAGGAAGTTCACGACTCGATCGAGCGATATCTTCTCGGCGAGATCCCGGCATCGGAGCTTCACCCGCTCGCCCGGCGCGTCTACGAGCGCCGCCACATGCCCGATCCGGCGTACCATACGGGCACGTACACGGTAGAGCAGGCGATCGACGGCATGACGATCGAAGGTATGCCCGTCGAAGGCTATATAGACCTTCTCGAAGACAACTTGATCACGGATTGGAAGACGCGCGGCGATCCCGTGCGCTACTCCAAGACCGAAGATCAACTTTACGACGACGTACAGTTGGCGATCTACGCGCAATACGCCTTGAACCGCGCGCCTTCCGCCGACTCGATCCGCGTGCAACACGTCAACATCGGAACGAAGCCGCCCAACGCGATTACCGTATCGGGCCCGGTCGTTCTCGATCGCCCGACGATCGCGCGCACGTTCGAGACGAAGATCAAGCCCGCCGTTCGGCGTATGCGTGAAGTTGCCTTGTTGCCGTCGCCTATGCGCGTTACGGGCAATGTGCGAGCATGCAACGCCTATGGCGGGTGCCCGTTCCGCGACAAGTGCGGCGCCGCCGACAAGGTAGCGTCGATCTCGATTACCCCCACGCAAGGAGCTACTTCAATGTCCGCAACCGACAACAAAGGATCTATCATGGCCCGTCTTCGTTCCGACTCTGCAAGCGCCCCGGCGCCCGCCGCCAACCCGAACCCCGTTCGCCCGCCTGACGCGCCCGCGAGCGGCGCCAAGGCGGCGCTTCTCGCGCGCTTGAACGGCGCCAAGGGCGCCGACGTGACGAAGCCCGACGCCCCGGCGCCCGAGCAGCCGAACGCGCCCGCAAGCGCGCCGGAAGCGCGTTCGAGCGGCGAAGCGCGCAAGCCCCGGGGCTTCGCGGAGAAGCTCGCGGCGCTCGGCTACGACGACAAGCAGATCGGCCGCATGACGCCCGCCACCATGCACGAAGCGATCGACGGCAAGATCAACGCCCGCGACGTGTCGATCTCGAAAGACGGAGCACTCGTCAAGATCGAGCGCGCCCCGGTGCTCGCGGCGAAGGGCGACGTTGACGCACCCGACTTGACCGATCTCGATTCGTGCGTGAAGTTCGCGATCGAAGGGCTCGGTTGGGGCGACGACGAGATCGACAACATGCAAGACGAAATGCTCGTCTTCGTCGCCGAGAAGCGGATCGCTCGCGGCACGGTTGATCTCACCATGGGCGACGACGGCAAGATCGCCGATCTCGAAGAGCGCGCCCCGGCGCCCGCGCCGAGCCGCCCCGCCGAGACGGCGCCCGAACCGGGCCCCATGATTCAAGCGCCCGCGCGGGGGCTCGTTCTCTACATCGGGTGCCGCCCGGTCAAGGGCCCGCACGTTGCCGCCGCGCGCCCGCTCGCCGATCTCGTCGCCGAACTCGGCGCGCTCGTCGCCAAGGACGCCAAGATCGAGCACTACGGCTTGATTGAGTACAACGACGGCGCCAAGCGGATCGCCGCCCTGCTCACGCGCGAGCCGCCGAAGGGCGTCTTCGTCGTCGATCGCGGGCTCGCCACGACGCCGCACGCGCTCGAAGCCCTGCTTCCGTTCGCCGACGTTGTGATCACGGCGGGCGTGTAGCCGTGGGGCACGTCGCGAAGGTGAAGCGGGCGACGAAATACGCCCGCGCCGTCGCCAAGGCGGATCCGCGTTGGGCGTCGGGCGTCAAGCTCGAAGGCGCCGACGTGGCGCGCATGGTGCCGCCCACGACGGCGAACGGGCTCGGGCGCTACCGCACGATCAAGCGCGTTGTCTTGCGGGCGCTCGAACTCGAACGCGAGCAGACGGGCCCGATTCTCGTAGGGCGGAACGACTCGCGCGTAGAAGCCGCGCGAGTCGCAACGGCTCGCCGGATCGCCGCCGACGCCATTCGAGCCGAGTAAGGAGCGCGCGTCATGGGCCTATTTCGCCAGCACAAAGCCGAGCAGGAACGGGGCGGGCTTCGACTCGCCGACGCCTACTCGGTTGCGCGGGATACACCCGGCGCGCGGCTCGTACACGCCGATCCGCCATGGCAATACACGAACGCCGCCGCCACGGGGCTAAACGGCGTGACGGGGCACCATTACGACGTGATTACGCCCGCCGAGATCGCCCGCGACTTGAACGCCGCGTTCGACTCGGCGGCGCCTGACGCCTACCTATTGCTTTGGATTACGTGGCCCATTCTCGCGGAAGAACTCGGGCGCTTGGCGAACGGCAAAGGCGCGATCTTTCCGGGCTTGAAATGGCGTAGCCTCTCGGGCGGATCGTGGCATAAGACTTCGGGTATGGGCGTCGGGTATCACTGGCGCGGCAACTCCGAGCCGTTGCTACTGCTCTCGAAAGGCAAGCCGAAGCCGCTTTACAAGGCGCTTAGCAACGCCCACGCGGGCCCGCGCTCGCGGCACTCCGAGAAGCCCGAGCCGTACCTTCGCGAGTTGATCGCGGGCTTCACGTCGCCGGGCGATCTCGTTCTCGACTTGTACGCCGGGCTCCCCCCGATGCGTCGCGCCTGCTCGGCGACGGGGCGGCGCTACGTCGGCGCCGAGATCGATCCCGAGCGGCACGCCGCCGCCTTGGCGACGACATGAACGCCACGGTAGCGCGGATCAACGCGCATAGCGACGTGATCGGCGTGCGACGCAACAACCGCGCCGCGCTCTCGAATCGCGACATTCTTTCGGCGCTCGCGCATGCCAAGCGCAAGCGCGACGACACGTTTACCGAAGCGCAACGAGTCGCCAACCTTCCGACATGGAACCCCGGCGCCTTCGCCGAGTTCGACTTGACGGAGCACTACAAGACGCCCCACGGCACGCAACGGCTACGCCCGATTCAAAGCGTCGCCCTACTTCAAGCCGCGCAAGCGGGCGGGCTTCTCGGGCCTATCGGCGTAGGGCACGGCAAGGGGCTTCTAACCATGCTCGTAGGCGTCGCCATGAAGGCGCAACGCCCGGTCTTGCTCCTACCGCCCGCAATGCGCGAGCCCTTCGCCCGCGAACATCGGAAGTTCCGCGATCACTGGCGCCTTCACCCGGGCTTGAAGGTTGTACCCTACTCGCAACTCTCGGTTGCGACGGGCGCCGATCTACTGCTTCGGCTTCAACCCGATCTCGTAATCGCCGACGAAGCGCACAATCTCAGACACCCGACGGCGACGCGCACGAAGCGCCTGCTACGGTACTTCTCTCAATTTCCGAGTACGCGCTTCGTGGGGCTCTCGGGCACCATGACGCGCAAGGGGCTTCGAGACTACGCGCACCTCGCCGAGCTTGCGTTAGGCGACGGCTCGCCGCTTCCGCTCGACTCGTACGATCTGCTCGCGTGGGCGAACTGTATCGATTCCGACGGCACGCCCGCCGATTCGGATTGGGCGACGCTCGCGAGCGGCGAGCACTTCCTACCCGACAATTGGGAAGCTCTCGACTTCGATCCCGACGAAGGGCATACCGAACGGCGTGACGTGGCGCGGGCGCGCTTTCAACGGCGGCTCGTCACAACGCCGGGCGTCGTCGCTACCGACTCGGCGAGCGTGGGCGCAAGCCTGCTCTTCGTTGAACGCGGGCTTCGCTTGCCCGTTGAACTCGAAGAGACGATCGCCGAAGTCGAAGCGACATGGTGCCGCCCCGACGGCGAAGAAATGGATTCCCCGCTCGCGAAGTACCGTCTCGATTCGCAACTTAGCGCGGGCTTCTTCTACCGTTGGGTATGGCCGAACAACGAGCCCGACGAAGCATGGATCGAAACGCGGGCGGGTTGGCATAGGACAATCCGCGCGATTCTCAAAGAGAACCGCGAAGGCTTGGATTCCCCGCTGCTCGTCACCCGCGCCACCATGGCGGGCAAGTTGCCCCGCGCCGAAGCGGCTTGGCATGCGTGGGATCAACACCGGGCGAAGCCGGCGCCGCCCGTCGAAACCGTGTGGGTAAGCGACTTCTTGATCCGAGACGCGATCGAATGGGCGATCGAGAGGATCAACGCCAACGAGCCCGCGATCGTCTGGTACGCGGATAACGCCGTGGGGCTCGCCCTTCGCCGCGCCGGGTTGCCGGTGTTCATGGCGGGCGACTCCTTGCCCGAGACGAGCGATCGGGCCTTCGTTATGGCGTGCTCGGCGAAGGCGTTCGGCACGGGGCAGAATCTACAAGCGTGGGCGCATAACCTCGTACTCTCGTCGCCTTCGAGCGCAAGCGACTTCGAGCAGTTGATCGGCCGCACGCACCGGGCGGGGCAGTTCGCCGACGAAGTACAAGTTCACTACTACGCCCACACGCGCCACGCGCGCAACACGCTTCGAAGCGCGGCGAATCAAGCGCGCTACATCGAACAAACCACGGGCGACGCCCAACGGCTCGGGTACGGCACTTGGAATAACGCCACATGGCAAGGGGAAGAAGCACCATGACGAAGCGCGATTATCTTTCCGAGCTTGAAGACCGGGCCGAAGAACTCGGCGAGCGCAAGCCCGCGCCGCCGCCCACGCCGCCGCCCGAGCCCGTGATCTTCGTTGACGACTTCGGCGGCTCGCATTGTGCGGAGTGCGGCACCGTGTACGGAGACGACGGCGACGGTTGCCCCGTTTGCGGCGAAGCCCCATGAAGGCGATCACGCCGAACCCCGTGTACCGGGCGGGCGCTCTCGACATGATCGAGCTTCCATGCGGCACGCTCGCGGCGGTACTGCCCCGCGATTATGTCAAGCACGGGCTCGGCGCTTACCGATGGTATCTCGGCGCTCGCGGGCTCGTCGTCGCGTCGATCGAGAGCGATCGGCGCACGGTCTACCTTTCGCGCCTGCTCGCCGGGGCTCGCCAAGGCGAGCGCGTGGCGTTGATCTCGAAGCGCCCGTTCGACGTGGCGCAACTCGCGGGGCGCGTCGCCCTCGACTACCGCCCCGATAACTTTCGGCGTCGGGGTACTTGACGACTTCACCCGCGCCGCGATACTCTTCAAGGGCTCGGCGGGCTTCCGCCGTAGTCTACCAACGACGCCCATTTCGGGCACGGAGTCTACGTCATGTCTCTCTTTCGCGGTATCAAGGAAACGTCTTCGCAGGGCTCGGGCGATTACCTCGGCTCGGGCCTTCACACGTTGCGCCTGCTCACCTTTCAAACCAAGGTGACGCGGAAGAAGATGGATGCGGTGATCGCCCGCGTCGAAGTGATCGAGTCGTCGAACCCGAAGTACGCCAAGGGCGCCAAGGCGTCGATCTTCTTCTCGGCGAAGCCGGATACGAATTGGCTCGGCGACGTGAAGAATCTCACGCTTGCCCTGCTCGGCTCGAAGTTCGGCGAAGCCGTGGGCGAAGACGCGGTAGACGAAGAGGTAATGGAAGAAGCGACGAGCGGCGACGGTACGAAACTCGCGGGCGTGCTCTTCCGGTGCCAAGCCTTCGAAGTGCCGACGAAGCGCGGCGGCGTGTTCACGAAGTACAACAACGAACCGATCTTCTCGTAGTTCCCTGCTCGGCGCGGAATCGGGAAGAGCGCGCACCCGCCGCAAGCGGGGCTTCTCGGTACTGGTTGGCTACGACTCGCGCGCCGTCGAAGTCGTAGCCCGCCCGCTTCCCTTGGCGTGTAGTTCAATGGTAGAACACGGGCCTTTGAAGCCCGGTGTTGTAGGTTCGAGCCCTACCGCGCCAACCAACCCGCAACGGTTACGGAGTCGTCATGCTTCAAGCCTTCCCGCACGTTGATTGGAGCCCCGGCGCGGGCGTCGTGTGGCTCGCCACGGGCGCGGCGATCTTCGCCGTCGGCGCGATCATGCTTTGGATCGACGAGCGCAAGTCGTGAAGCTCGTTGCGTTCGATCTCGAAACGCACTTGATCGACGACGGCTTGTTGGCGCCGCGCCCCGTGTGCCTTTCGTGGCGCTACCTCGTAGCCCCGGCGGAACACTGGCAAGGCTACGAGCAGCTTTCGCTACGAAGCGTACACCGTCGCCCGGAGTACGCCCGCGAAGCCGGGCTTCTCGATCTCGCGGAAGGCTTGGCGTGGCTTCGCTCGGCACTCGAAGATCCCGCCGTTCACTTCGTCAACCAAACGATCGCGTTCGACTTCGGGTGTATGGCGGCGGAAGATCCCGAACTGCTACCCTTGATCTTCGCCGCCTACGACGCCGGGCGCGTTTCGTGTACGAAGATCCGCGAGCGGTTGATCGCGATTGCGCTCGGCGTGCTCGCCGACGACGATCGCCAAGCCGCAAAGTTCGATCTCGCCACACTGACGAAGACCTACACCGGGCGCGATCGTACCGCCGTCAAGTCGGGCGCCGACGCTTGGCGCCTTCGCTACGGCGAGCTTGACGGCGTACCGCTCGAAGCGTGGCCCGTCGAAGCCGTTACCTACCCGCTCGGAGACACGGAAGACGCGATCGACGTGTTCACGGGGCAAATCGCCGCCGCCGAACGCGCGGGCATACTCTCGGAAGACGGATACCGACTTACCAACGAGCCTGAGCAGGTAGCGGCGGCGTGGGCCCTTCACCTTGCCGGGTGTTGGGGCATGCGCGCCAACGCCCCGCGCGTGGCGGTTCTCGCCGAGCAGATCGCCGAACGGGCGAAGAAACTTGACGCCTTGAAGCATGATCTCGGGTTGTTCAAGGCGCCGAAGATCGTAAAGGGCATAGAGAAGCCGCCAACCAACGACAAGAAGGCGCTTCAAGCGCTCGTCGTCAAGGCGTACGCCGGGGCGCCGCCCATGACGAAGGGCAGGGTAGACAAGAAGGCGAGCGAAGCGGCGGGGCGCGAGATCCGCACGCCCGAGCCCGCTACGGACAAGGAAACGCTCTTGAACTCGGGCGACGAGTTGTTGATCGAGATCGCCGAAGCAGGCGACTCGCTCTCGGCGGTTCGGAACACGTTCCTTCCCGCACTCGTTCGCGCCGTCAACGCGCCCGTTTGCCCGTCGTGGCAAGCGCTCGTAGCGTCGGGGCGGATTTCGTGTTGGGCGCCCAACCTGACGAACCAACCGCGTACGGGCGGCGTTCGGGAGTGTTGGGAAGCCCGCCCCGGCTACGTATTCGCCAACGCCGACTATTCGATCGCCGAACTCCGCTCGTTGGCGCAAGTAACGTACACGTTGTTCGGCGTTTCGAGCATGCGCGACGCCTTGAACGACGGGAAGGAACTTCACCTTCTCACGGCAAGCACGATTCTCGGGATCTCGTACGAAGAGTGCGTTCGCCGGTACAAGGCGGGTTCGCCCGACGTGTGCGACAAGAAGAAGGGCGGGCGCCAACTGGCGAAGCCCGTAAACTTCGGCTTCCCCGGCGGTATGGGGCCCGAAACCTTCGTCAAGACCGCTTGGAAAGACTACCGGATCAAGCTCGCGGAGACGAACGAAGGCGCGATTCAACGTGCGCGCGAACTCCGCTTGTTGTGGCTCGAAACCTACCCCGAAGTGAAGGCGTACTTCCGGTATATTTCCGAACGCGGCGAGATATTCGAGCTTCGGCAACACCGTAGCGGGCGCCTTCGCGGCGGGCTCTCGTACTGCTCGGGCGCGAATACGCTCTTCCAAGGGCTTACCGCCGACGGCGTGAAGGCGGCGCTCTACTTCGCGTCTCGGGAGTGCTACACGGGCGAATCCGAAGCGTGGAACCCGCCCGCCGTCTCGGGCCCGGCGTTCTCGGGCAAGCAGCGAAGCCCGCTCTTCGGCTCGCGGGTAAACGCCATGATTCACGACGAACTAATGTGCGAGTCGCCCGAGAAGGTGGCGCCCGAAGCCGCCGTTCGGCTCGGCGAAGTCATGGTTCACGGTATGCAAATCTACACGCCTGACGTTCAAACCGTCGTCGAACCCGTGCTAATGCGTCGCTGGTACAAGGACGCGAAGCCGAAGTTCAACGGTGCCGGGAAGCTCGTACCGTGGGAACCCGAGTAGCCCGGTACTTCGCGAGCGGGCGCACGATCGACGAAGGCACGTCGGGGCGTGTCGTCGCGCTCGAAGACGCCGAGAGTATGGCCCGCGCTCGCGCCGAGTTCTACGGCGTCGGGCAGGTTTGGCTATTGCACGGCGGAAGCGCCGCCCCGGTCGCCACCTTCACGCGGGGCGCTTGCGCCCTACGCCACGGTTCCACGGGCGACGCGCGAGCCGCCCTTGAAGCTCCGAGCGCAGTTCGAGCCACGCCTTCGGGGTAGCGCGGGCTTCGAAGGCGTCAAGGTGCTTCGAGAGCGTGGCGCGGGCGGCGGCAAGCTCTCGGCACGACTCCGAACAATGCTCGCGCGGGCGCCCGCGCTTGCCCGTGGCGCCGGGGAACGTCGCGCCGCACGCGCACGCCCGGTAGCCGTCGCCCGAGCCGTCTACGAGCGTGCAAGCGTGCTCGGGCCCGTCTTCCCGGCAACGGTGCGACGGAGCCCCCATGGCGCCCCATACGGGCACGCGAGCAGCACACGCGGGGCACTCGAACCAACGATAAATCTCGGGCCCGAGATCGTTACGGGAAACGCGGTAGGGTTTAGGCATGCCCTATTATTGCCCGCGTTATTGATCCTGTCAAGCAGCGGGGCGCGAGCGCTACACCGGGCCCGCGTAGGGCTCGTAGGGCCCGCCCGAGCCCGACGCCGCAAGCGAACGCAATACCTCACGCTTTCCGCTCGTCGCCGAGTGCGAAAGGTGCATGAAGCCGCCCTTACCGTAGACGATCGCTTGATCGACGGGCAAGGCGCCCGACTTGACGAGCGCCGCCACCTTGCGAAAGGCGACTTCGATCGACATGCCGAGCGGGCACACGTCGGCGGCTTCGCCCTTCATGTGTTGCGAGTTCTTCGCGCCCTTGATCGCCGCGTTGACTGCTCGCGAGCGGTACCCGCTCGTCACCTTCAAGGGTGCGCCGAGCGCCGCGCGTACGGGTTCCAAGACGTTGACGGCGAGCAGCCGAAGCGCCTTCTCGGCGGCGGCGTCGGGCACGTTGGGGATCGTTTCGTGCGTGTTGCCGTCGCCGTCGGCGTCGCCCGCGTCAGGGCGTGTAGTGACCGTGAGTTCGGCAAGCGTGAAGTTCGGCGAAACCTTGTCGCTCGGGTTCATGGTGCGGCGTGCTCCGGTGCGGGTAGCGGCGTTGCCGTCGGCGTGGCGTCGAACGAGAACGCGCCCGCGTTGATCGCGACGTTCACACCCGCCAAGGCGAGAATACCGGCGAGCATGATCACGCCGAACGTGCGGAAGTCGCCGCGAAGCATGCCGATCGCCGCCTTGAAGTCTTCGCGCGTCGCCGTCAAGGCCCGCTCGAAACTCGCGGTTTGCTCGGCACGTTCGCGGCTCGAACGATCCATGTAGGCGAAGAACACGTTCTCACTCGGCGCGGGGCTCGCGCGATCTTGAACGTCAACGGGTGCGGATTCCGAAGCGGCGTCTACAACGTGTACGGGCATAGCGGGATTGCTCTCGTGTGACGCGAGCGAGAATACTACGCCCGCGCGTTTGCGTCTACGCTCGAAGTAGGGTAGTAGCGCAGTAGGAGCCTATACCATGACGATCAACGACTCTTTGCGCGCCGGCTTGAAGTTCATTCGCGACGCCAAGACGCCCGTTCGCCACGCGAGCGGCGCCAACCCCGGCGCCCCGCACCACAAGACAATCGAAGGGCTCGCGTCGCGCTTCTTGATCGAGAAGAAGGGCGACGGCTACGTGATCACGGCGGCGGGGCGCGCGGCGCTCGCGCGGTAGCTACTCCGAGCAGGCGTCGAACGCCGGGCCCGTCACGTCGGTATAGGCGCGAAGCGTGCCCGGCTTGTCGCATGCGGGATCGGCGGCGATCCACGCCGCCACGCACGCGAGCAGGGCAGGATCGGAGCCGTCGCCGGGCTCACACTCGTAGTCGCTGCGCTCGAAGCCGCACGCTTCGAGTTCGGCTTGAAGCTCGGCGCACGGGTCTTCCGTGGCGGGCGCACACGCGAGAAACGCGAGCAGGGCGATCATTGCGGGTAGGCGTCTACTTCGCGCCAATCGACTTCAACGTAGACGCGCGCCGTTCCGCCCGCGCCCATGGCTACGAGGTTGCGAACGATCAAGCCTTCGCCCGCCGCCAAGACGAGCGGGTAGGTAGGGAACTCGGGCGCGAATTCGACATTGAAGAAGCCCTTCGGCGTCGTGATACCCGCCGCAAGCTCGGCGAAGCCGTCGGCGCCGAGTTGCGAGAGTACGAGCCCGTTCGGCGCCGAGAGCGCGGCGGTAGTGCCGATTCGAACGTCGTTCGCGTTCGAAGTGCCGTGCGTCGTGCGCTTCTTGAAGGCGTCACCCGCGAGCGGGATAGCCGTTCCGCCCGTGTGAAGCGCAGCGTACCCGCGCGCAACGACGAGATCGAGCCCGACTTCTTGCGCCGCCGTGAAGCCCGCGATCGTGCGCCATTTCGCTACGGCGCGCTCGATTACGGCGAACTTGCCCGCTTGTGCCCAACGGAAGGCGAAGACGTGCCCCGCCGTCGCCGAGCCCGCCGCTACCCCCGCAAGAAGCCCCGTGCCCGCCTGTAGTCGATAGGCGCCGTTCGAGCCGAGATCCGCGCCGAGCGGCAAGACGTGCAACGAGTCTTCGGTTACCGCCGCGATCCCGCCCCGATGCCCGAGAATCCGAGTTGTAGACACGGCGACTCCTACGAGGTAGTACGACTATCGCGGGGCGGATCTTCGATCAAGAGCAGCCGAAGACCGATCAAGCCGTCGTCGCCCGACTCGATCTCTTCGACGAGCGCGAGTTGACGCGACAAGTAGAGCCACGACACGGAGACGAGTACGACGTTCCCGCGTTCGAGCCACGCCCAATCGGCTTCGGGAACGAGCAGTTCGATCGTGCGCTTGGCGAACGCGAATGCGAGCGCTCGCCACGCGAGAACTGCGTTTGCCGTGTCGTCGTCGTAGATAACGGGCGACTCGCTCTCTTCGATGTAGATACCCGAGTTCGGCCCGCCGTCGGGATCGCGGTAGCGGCGTTGCGACGCTTCGCAATGGTACGAGACGCCCGCGCCCGGCGTGTTGGCGTCGTACTTGGCGCCGAGCGTTGCCGCGCCGTAGTAGTTGCCCGTGCGGAGTGAAAGCGCGTACTTCAACGCGAACGAGTTTAGGATCTTCGACGTGTCATACTTGATCGTTTCGGAGACTTCGATCGAAGCGTCGCCGTCGGCGTCAATGTGCCCCACGGCGTCGGCGCTCGTCGCGTCGTACCGCCACACGACGAAGTAAACCCCGTCGGGCCCTTTGAGCACGGAGACGGGCAGGATCGGTAGCAGGTTGGCGCGGATCCAATCCCACGGCTTTACGCCAGCTTCGATCACGGCGTCGATCTTGAAGCGGTTCAAGAGCGACTTCACGGCGGCGATCCTCGGGCGATCGATCTTCATTGAAGAGAAGTTCAAGACCGCTTCGAGCACGTCACCCGCGCCGCGTACCGTGTTGCCGTCGGCGCCCTTCATACCGCCGCCGTCTTGGTTGACCGGATCGAACCAACCCACGAAGACGGGGTTCTCGTCGCCGTTGTCGGGTTGAAAGCTGGCGTCAAGCGCCGGGGCGCCGAGCGCGTAGTAGTTGCCTACGGAGTCGGCGACGGGCCCGAAGGCGTCGGGCGCGGGCGGATCCGTCACCCGCCAATCGATATAGGCGATCTCGCGCCCCAATCCGTCGCTTCGATGCTTCACAAGGAAGCGCTCGCCGCTCGTAAAGTCGGGCGTGTTCATGTAAACGAATTCGGCGGTTACCCGGTGCCCGGCAATCAACAACCAAAGCCCCGAATAGCCGATACCCGAGACGTAGTTACCGTGCCAAACCCACACGCCTTGACTGCCCGTGATCCAACCCGAAGCCGAGAGCGCGAGCGCCACCTTCCCGGGGTTGCCGAAGACGACGGGGTAGCTAAGCCCCTTCTCGCTCGCGCCGAGCGTCGTATAGTAGAAGTAGCCCGAGCCGTCGTCGTCGCCCCATGTGTCGAAGGTGACGGCGGCGGAAACGTCGGGGATCAAGCCTTGATCGTCGTAAAGGTTGTCTTCGAGCGCGAAGTTCACGGGCTCGTCTTCGGCGGCGTACTCGGGATCGCGCACGCGCCCGTGAAGCACGATCCGCCGGTCTTCGTAGGGCGTACCTTCGATCCATTGCGAGAGCACGCCCGTAGCCGCGCCGAGATCGTGCCCTTCGGCTACGAGCTTCGGCACATTCACCGGAAGCACGCCCGCCACCTTGACCGAAAGCAGCGAAGCCGAGTCGGCGAAGAGATCGAGCGAAAGCCCGACGTTGAACGATTCGAGACACCCGGCGTATTGAAGATCGCCGAGTTTCGAACTGGTTACCGTTACGTCTTCGTGTGAGCAGCGGATCACGCGCCCGGCGAAGGTGAGATCAAGCAACCAGTGAACGCGCTTCCCGACGAGTTGCGCCCGGTTCCATCGGGTGACGGGCACGGCTAAACCTCTTCTTCAAGCGTGACGGTCGCCACGTTGAACAACTCGCCGGGGTTGCCCCATTCGGAGCCGAGCCGCGATTCAAGGCGCACGTTCGAGACGAGCCGCGAGAGCATGAAGGTATTTCGGTTGTTGATCACGATCGCGGCGTTGTTCGCCGGGCGCTCGAAGCCCGCCAAATAGACGACGGGCCACACGGCGCCCGACAACTGCTCGGCGACGCCCGCCACAAGGTAAGGCGTGTCGTGGGGCGAGCCGATGGCTTCGGCGCTTCCGGCCCAACCCGTCACGTAGTCGGGGCTCGGGCTCGGCTTCGTGGCTTGCGTCACGTCTACGCCATCCGTCCACGCGAGTTCAACGGTGCGCCGGGCCTTCCCGAGCTTGCGCGAGCGCCGGGTTCCGCTTCGGCTCGTCGCGAGGTTGGCGTTAGGTTCCACGCCGAGCGCCCGCCCGCGCGAGTATTGCCGCGCGAACGTCGCCACGCTCCCGATAAGCGCGGTTCCGATCTTGAAGTAGCCTTCCGCCGTTTCTTGCGCCGGGATTCGGATTCGAAGCCGAGAATAGCGCGTCGCGCCGTTGATCAACACAACTACGTCTTTGCTCCAAATCGAACCCTCTTCGAAGCCGATCGCCCCGGTCGGATCGCCGGGTTGCACGTCGTACAGTTCGATCCGAGTCGTCTTCGTGGCGACGTTCGAGAACACGCCTTCGGAGTTCGTTCGAATCTTCTTCGGAATGTTCCATTCGATCTCGTTCTCTTGCCCCGCCATGGCGAAGTAAGAATCCGCGAGCACGTGGTACGTGTACCATTGCGTCGCGCCCGCGTACACAGTCGGGAGCGGTTGCGGAAAGACGGTATCGGCCCAACGGGTGAACTTCAAGCCGGATTGCCCCGTGGCGGTATCCACGGTCGCCAGCGTTTGCCACGCCGCCCCGTCGTAACCTTCGACGTAGAAGGTACGAAAGTTGATCTCGAAGAGCCCTACGCCGATCATCGGTTCGAGCGCGGGCGTACGCTCGTTCAAGGCGGCGTCGTACTCCAATTCGATCCGTTGGGCGCTCGTCGTCGCCACGGAGCGCCAACCACGCGCCGGGCTCGGCGACACGGCGGGAAAGACGTTCTCGATCCCGTACTCGTACCGGGTGTTCACGTGCCATTCGTCGGCGTAGAAGGCGGGCCCGTCAACGGCGGCGATCGTCGTGCCGTCGTTGACGTAGAGCGGCGTCGGCGAGAAGTTGCGCCCTTGAAGCTCGCCGGGGTTGGATTGTCCCGAGTAGAGTTGTTGCCCCGCGTAGCTCCCATACGTGTAGCAGGCTTGGCGGAAGCGCGAATCGGTGCCGACGGCGGCGAGCATGCCCCATTGAAACTCGTTCGTGACGCCGCCGCCTTGCGTGAGCGTCGTTGACGCGCCGATCGCAACCCACGCCCGATCGGTGCCCGAGCCCGTGGGGCGATACCATGCCGCGCCCTTGCCGTCGTTGCCCGGCGCCGAGTCGTTCCCCACGGCGAGCAGGATTTGAACGCCCGTCACGCCCGCCGCCGTGGCGATCGTGGCAATGTCCGCGCCCGCGTACATGTCGCGAAGCGTGATCGCCGTCGTCGTGACGGA